TTAAATGTCTTTTAAAAAAATGGAAAAGAAAACCGCTTAGGCAACTTCATACGAACATAATTATATTTCCAAAAAAAGAGCAGGTAGAGCAATGAAAATCAGAATCAACACGGAAATAATAGAAGCATTAAAGCCATGCGTATCTCGGCTTGTTATTTGGAGAGAAAATTACAAAGATTTTGATGGGGATATTTTAGAGTTTTTAGAGCTAGAAAAGATCAGCGCAATAGATAAAATCTGGGTTACCATTCGAGTTATGCCTAAATTTTTAGTCGAAGCGTTCGCGATTGATTGCGCATTTTCTGCATATGCATCCTCAGACGCATCCTCAGACGCATCCTCATTGCGTGCAGCCTCAGAGGTAGCCACATACGCAGCCACATTATACGCATCGAAAACACAGGAACTAGAGAATCAAGTAGATGCATTGATAATGTTAATTAAAGCAGAAGGTGAATTATGAAAGAGTTTAAAACAATAGTAGGCGAAGCGATCGGTGAAGCATCGATGTGCTGGAGCGAAACGCCAAGCGGAACATTTGAATCAAATCAAGCAAGCTTAATAGTCGATAAAATATTAGAGGCGCACCATGCTGTTTTGGCAGAGAAGTTAGGGCTTGCGCTAACGGAAATAAAAAGGCGCAAAGACGTACCCATGCAGGGCGACGAGGCCTAGGAAGATGCAATCATGAGCGATATAGATAAAAAGAGATTCTTTTCCCTTGTATATCTCAGTACCTTTTTGTAACATTTTATGCCAAAGGAGTTACTAGCATGGATGTGTTTTATAAGAACGATGCGAAGTCGCAAAATAAATTAGTCAGAGCGCAGCGAGACGCCAACATATTTACAAAGAACAAGATCGAAGAAATAATGGTCGCAGCGTTAGACGCCCTAGAAGAAAACGAGATAGAAGTTACAGACAAAGCGAAAGAAGCGTTAACAAAAGTGATCGGCACACAGATCGCAGTTGCGTATGGTGTCGGCTACATTACAGGTGTAGAAAAGAAGCGATTATATAACGCTTCAGGAGGAGATTTAGTATGAAGAATATTATGTTTAGAATTCCAGAGGAGCTAAGAAGAAGTGTGGACACAGAGGTTGCGTGGTTGGGCTTCACTGGTCAGAAGTTAATCGAGACCCTTGTGTGGGAGAGAGTGCGCCTCAACAAGTCTACCCAGAAGCATGAGCTAAATGTGAAGGGTGAGACTAGGGCCGATGTCGACGACAGATTGCATTCTGTAAAAAAAAAGCCTGCGATAAAACTAAGAAAAAGAGCATCTAACACTCTGTCGAACTGAGCCCTAGCCAGGCTCCTTTGTAGATATGAGTGACTGCATATCAAAGGAGTTCAGATATTTTTGCTGTATCCAAAAAGGAGCCGAGCTAGGAAAATGGGTATAAATCGTCGTGCCTTGACTAGTACTATTATCGGACAACAAATTAGAAAACTTGAGGGAATGTCTAGATGGAAAAAGGAAACCAGCCCATGTGGGCGCACCAAAAAGATCTCATAGAAAAGGCGCTCACATTAGATAACTATGCTTTGTTTTGGGACCCTGGGGTTGGGAAATCTAGAGGGATTATTGAACTACTCAGACAAAAGTTTAAACAAGAAGGCGGTTTATTTAACACGCTTATCTTATGCCCCACCGTGGTTTGTGAAAACTGGAGGGACGAGTGGGCCAAGTTTTCAAAAGTACCAGACGAAGAAGTGGAAGTGTTACGGGGTTCCGGGAAGTACAGAACGCAGAGGGCAAAGGTAACGAAGGCTAGAATTTTAATTACAAATTATCAGGCATTGCTCATGGAGGATTTAGTCACAGCTTTAAAAGTGTGGCGGCCCGTGTGTATCATTGCCGATGAATCCCATCGACTTAAAAGTGCAGGCGCAAAAACCACAAAGAAAGCAATCGAGCTTTCGCTTAAAGCGAAGTACAAATATATTCTAACGGGCACACCGATCCTAAACAACCTAATGGATTTTTATTCCCAGTTTAAATTCTTAGACGGTGGTGAGACTTTTGGGAATAGCTTCTCGTTTTTTAAAAACTTTTATTTCTACAATAAGAACGCAAACGCCCCGTCGCATGTCACCTGGCCTGACTGGGTGCTCCGTCCCAGTGCTGAACACGAGGTGAAGGAGAAAGTATTTAAGAAGGCGATGTACGTTGAGAAGTCTAAGTGTTTAGACCTACCGCCATTTGTTAGAAAGAAAATAGAGGTAGGCCTATCCCCAGAGCAGTTAAAGCATTACAAACAAATGGAGCGAGAGTTTGTCACATATATAAATGACCAAGCTTGTTCTGCAAGTATAGCACTTACCAAGGGCCTAAGGCTCATGCAGATTCTCTCTGGGTTTATCAAGACGGAAGACGGTAAAGAGATCCGGTTTAAAGACACTCCACGAATAGAGGCGTTGCGGGAAATTTTAGCGGACATAGCGCCGTATCATAAAGTCATTGTGTGGGCGTGTTTTAAAGAAAATTACACCATGATAAAAGAAGTGTGCGCCAAGTTAAAATTAGATTTTGTTGAACTGCATGGCGGCACAAAGGATCGGGCTGGCGCGATACACTCGTTCCAAACGGACGAGAGAGTGCGTGTGCTCATAGGTAACGCTGGGGCTGGCGGCATTGGTGTAAATCTAACTGCGGCAAGTTACGCCGTCTACTACTCCAGAAGTTTTTCACTTGAGCATGATGTGCAGAGTGAGGCTAGAAATTACAGGGGCGGTTCAGACATCCATCAAAAAATCACACGTATAGACTTGGTGTGTAAGGGCAGTTTGGATGAACACGTATTGGAAGCTCTCTCCACTAAGCAGGATATTTCGGACGCAGTGCTCAAAACTATTTCAGCAAAACTCTAATCACGCTGTGTATCAGGCCGTGTCTTGGTTTGACTATTTCCCCAGTTCTAGTAAATCCTAGTTTATTCCAAATAATGGAAAAGAAAAAAGTATTGGGGGACAATTGGAAATTAGTGAAGTGACAAGACTGACCGAGCTATTCTTTGATAAGAAGAAGCAGGTCGATAAAGTGGAAGAAGATATTATCAAGCCCTTGAATAAAGAAATTCAAGAGATTCAGTCAAAGCTTATAAAGCTCTTTGAAGCAAACAATCTAGAGAAGTTTAGTGGTCAATCTGGTTCTCTCCGTTTAGTGGTAGAGAAGAAAATAGACATGCCCAAGGGTGACGAGAAGTTGTCCTTTGTCGGGTTTATGAAAGAGATTGGAGAATGGGACACGTTTGCGACCGTTCATCACGCAACACTAAATTCTTGGTATAAAGAGAAAACGATTAATGATCCCTTATTCGTAGCCCCAGGCCTGGGGTTACCTAAAGAGAACAAGTATTTAAAAAGAGGAAAGTAAAATGAGCAAAGAAGTACAAAAGAAAAAAGTGAATAATGTTATAGAAGTTAAAGACGTAGATACAAGTTTATTAGCAATGGCCCCGGTACTATCGTCCGACCATTTACGTTTGAGAAAATTAAAAATTCATCAAGGCACAACACAAGGAAGAAAAGGATTAATCGGAGAATTATACCTTACTCCAGAATTAGCAAAGCTAGCTGACTCTGAAGAGAAAGTTATCATGTACCCGCTAACCTATAAACTTTCTTGGTTCCACTCTAAGAAGGGGCCTAAAGATCAAAAGCCTACACCGACGGGTGTAACTCCTTGGAAGAATGCTGGCCAGTTTCAATGGGAAGTAATTAAGCCCGATGGAACAAGTGAAAAGAGTTATCAGACGGCAACCTTTTTTGTTTTATTAGAAGAGGATTTGAAACGTGGCGACGGTGTAACACCTGTGCAAGTCGTTTTATCTTCTACTAGTTTTTCCGCAGCAGCTTTACCCCTTATGAATAGATACGATGAGATTAAAAGATTTCAGGTAGAGCCGTGGTTGATGAAGTTTGCACTATCCAGTGTGACATCTCCAAAAGGTGAGTGGCAGGTTTTCAAAGTGGACCCTGTCGCAAATAAGACAGGGCACGAGAAGGCCCCGCAAGAATACTGGTCAACAATTAGAGAGTGGACGAAGACAATGTTAAACGCGCAAAGTGCGGGTGATTTGGAAACTAGTGCAGAAGATTTGGCGCAAGATATTGATGATGTAGCAGCGGCCACTAGAAATCCACTTCGTGCAAAAGCGGTCCCTGAAGATCAATTAGAATACTAAGTAGTGGGTATATAAATGATCTACAGAATTATAGGGGACAAACACCTGTGGGAGAATTCTCTACAGGGTGGCGGCGCGTCCGATGAATTTAGAATCATCGGCGCATCGTCGCTAGGTTTAGATGCGCTTGCCCAGCCATCTTCTTTTAAAGTGGTAGATACGGAGACCACTGGTTTGAAGTGGATGCAGTGCGACCGAGTATTCTCCATAGGAATGTCGAATGCGACAGGCCCTGTGTATTATATTAATTTCCAAGACTATTCGTTTTTACCAGAAGATTTATTTGGAAAGTTTGAGAGTGATTGGGTGTTCTCGTATAAGGAGCGTCTTAAACCTTTATTTGAGAACGACCAAGTTTGGGTGGGTCAGAATATAAAGTTCGATTATCATATGCTTATGCGGGACAACTTCCATTTAAAAGGAAGCCTCGAAGACACTATGATAAGAGAGCGAATTTTAGAGAACGACCACATGAGCTACTCTCTTAAAAACATTCTAATTAGAAAACTTCCACAGTACGCCAAAGATGACGCCGTTGATAATTATATAACAAACAACGGTCTCTATCATGTGGAAGAGGTCACTGGAAAAACGAAGACGTCGACGATTAAATATTTTCATATGGTTCCGTTTACTAAAATTGCACCATACGGTGCGATGGATGTTTTCATTACTAGAGAACTATACTTAGATCAAGAGAAGAGGCGCCAGTACGAAAATGAAAAAAAGACCTCACTTGATAAAGTGTTTGAGCTTGAGAGTAAGGTGTTAACTATTTGTTGTGAGGCAGAGGAGCGCGGAGTCTTAATAGATAGAGAGTACTGTGTTGAGGCTTTAAAAGAAGAGCAGCAGAAGATATTGAACGTTGAAGAGTGGTTCTTTGCAACATACAAAAAACACTTAATAGACTCCAGTAAAGAACTGTCTCCTATGTTTATTGCGGCGGGCTTTAACCCTCCTAAGACTATTAAAAATAACGACTCTATTTCTGGTGAGTTTTTAACTAAGACCGATGGCGAGTTGGCCCAAAACATTTTGAAATATAGAGACGCATCTAAAAGGGCTGACACATATTTCAAATCTTATTTAGTACTTTCAGACGAGCACAATTTTTTACATGCAGACATGAAGCAGACGGGCACACGTACCGGAAGATTTTCATACTCAGATCCAAATTTGCAGAACATACCCTCTGAAGAAGTGGGAACTTTCCCAGTGAGAAAAGCTCTCATTCCCAGGCCCGGTTATTTTTTCCTAATGATAGATTACTCTCAGCAAGAATTTAGACTCATGCTTGAGTACGCAAAGGAAATGGCGTTAATCGAAAAGATTAAAAAAGGCTACGACCCGCACCAAGCGACGGCGGACCTGACGGGACTTACAAGACGTGAGGCGAAGAGTTTAAACTTTGGTTTGATCTACGGCATGGGTTTGCAAAAGTTAGCAGATCAACTTGGCGTCACCTACGATGAGGCGAGGGAATTTAAGCAGAAATATTTTAAAGCCCTGCCCAGGGTGAAGAGATTTATTTACGGAAGTTCCGATGTCGCCAAGGAACGCGGAGCCGTGTATACTTGGTTGAAAAGAAAGCTAGATTTCCCACAACCTGATTTTGCGTATAAGGCAGTAAACGCCATTATTCAAGGTGGGTGTGCGGACATCACAAAACTTGCAATGTGCGGCATTGACGCCTTTATAAAACAAAATAAGTGTGACGCTAGAATATTGCTACAAGTCCACGATGAGCTGCTCTTTGAGGTCCCCTTTGAAGAGGTACACATTGTACCAGAGTTACAAAGGTTAATGGAGGCAGCGTATCCTTATCGGCATATTCCTTTGACAACAAGTATGGCTTATTCGTTAGACTCATTTCATGACGCAATAGAGGTGGGGAATGTCACAGAAATACAAAGCGCCATTGGAGCGAGATTTCCAAAGGACAGTGAAGAAGTTCTTAGAGGCACTTAATGACACATGGTTTGTTAAGGTTCAGCAAAAAACAATTAGAGGTGTCCCGGACTACGTTCTCTGTATAAACGGAACGTTTGTCGCTTTAGAGTTAAAGCGTTCCAGGAAAGAGAAAATGGAAGGGACCCTACAAGAGTTAAATATAAATAAGATAAACAAGTCTGGGGGACTTGGCCTCTATGCATATCCAGAGAACTGGAAACACGTGGGCGAAATTCTCTTAGGCATAAGTAAGGAAGGGTATAGTGAAAAAACAAAAGCAGGAGATTGAGTTAACTTGGGGCGATGTTAGAAGCAAAACTTTCATTGGTATTATTCAACGGATGCTACAAAGCAGATTGCCGTTTGAAGTGACGGTGTCGCTTTTATCTTTGGCAAAAAAAATTAACGAAGAAAAAGAGTTATCGGACGTTCTTTTCGCTAAGCTAGAAGAAGAGTACACAACGTTGGTTAAGGTTGAGGGACAACCGGATCAAAGAGTTATTATAAAAGAAAAGAACAAAGAATTTGAAGCAGAGTTTAAACAGGCAAGCGAGCACAGTTTTACAGTGCAATCCCCAAAGTTTTCCACAGAGCTACTAAGCAAGCTTGAGCTGTCGGTGAATGAATTGCTGGCGATTAAGCCGCTATTATTAGATGCGGACATGATCCAGGGAATGGACGTTGAAACGGCCACTTCACAGACACATGTTTCTAACTAGCTTTCTTCTGTTTCTATTTCTTTAATTCTTTTTTTAGCTGCGTCTTTTAGTCCACTGAGAGACGTTATCTTCTGCATAGAGTTTTGTTTCTTAGACATTTGTTTTTTAGCCGCAGAGAAGAGCTGCTCATTTTCTTTTACTTCTTCAGCTTTTACGAGAACGTCCATCGCCTCTTTAATCTCGTAGTCGTCTAAAGTTCCTTCTGTCTTTTCTTTCATATCGTCCATTGGATGTATTTCTATTTTCTTCATTTGTTCCCCTCGTCTCTAATACCCATTTGTAACCATGGCGAAGTTCTAGCGGGCCCTGCCCCTAACGCTTTTCCAATGGTCTTACCTTTTTTAACTATTTGTTTAATTGCAGCAGGACCGCCCAAAACATTCCCAGTAGCCCGTCCGACTTGCGCTCCTTTTGGTCCCGCAAGCCCGCCTAACGCTTCGAACGCAGAACTTATCCCAATTGATCTAGAGGTGGAAGTTGTACCTCCAGAGGAGATGGGTAGAAGTTCTGGGTCTTGGAAATACGAGTACGAGTTTAGAAGGTCCGCCTGTTTTGAGATATTAGCTCCAGGAGGTGACACTAGTTTTTCAAATTCAGATACAGTTTTTCTAGCGGCCCCTTTCGACTTAGCGTCTAAGGACATTAGAGTTCTTTCGGTGGCCTCTGGAGTGTTGAAATATTTTTGTAATTTTTCTTGTAGCCTTGAGGCGTCTGTGTATTCTTTTTTTAGACCAGCAGCTCCCGCTGCGTTTTCCAGTTCTTGGTTTACATTTTTATAAGCTTTCGCAGCGGCGTCCGCTAGCGTTTTCTCTGCACCACTGGCGCTTGGCCCAAAGCGTGATTGCATGGTCCCTTTAACATTATTGTAGTTAGATAATTGTTTTAGGGTGTCCTGTAATTCCCACGCAGTATTTGGAGTCACTTCAACTGGGAGGCCTTTTAGAAGTCCTGTGATAGTTTTTTTTAATGCTTTAGCCTCTGCTTTACCACTCGGGGTCTTAAATCTTTGGGACGCCACAAGTTCAGCGTGCCTTTCAGCAAGGGGCGCAAAAATTGCGCTTGTTGGAATTAGATTATCCCCACCTTTTATTTGTGTGGAGAGAGCTTCCCCTATTTCTTTTTTCTTTTGGAAGAACTGCTCTTTAATTTCCCCGTGCATTTTATTAGAGATTTGTGCTGCGACGTCGGGCCCTTGTTTAATTAAAGCGTCAACGGTCCCAGTCTCTTGCATGTATGTTTTTATAGCTTTTACGGGAACCCCTGAAGAAGCTCTTCCCACATATGGGAAAGCTTTCTCAATACCTTTTGTCACAAGGCTTCTTTGTGTAGATGGAATAACACCGCTCTTTAGCATTTGTGCAGCGGTTGCCCCTGTCCCGAATAATATTGGAGAAGCGCCGCCCAGTGCCCCTGCTACTGCCATATCTTTTCCGGATATGTCTTGCGGGATACCTAGGTATTTCCCGATACCTTGTCTAAGCCCCTCTAGTCCACTGGAACTAGCGGCCCCTGCGCCAATGGCGCCTGGGATATTTAAAGCTAAGCCGCCGGCCGCTGTGGCCGCTCCGGTGGCAACACCTGCGGGGATATCGAACCCCATGTCTGTTATGTCTTGGACATCAAACCCGCTTGGGTCTAAGGCTTTAAATTTATCTTCATTTGGTTTTCTAACGTAGATGTTGCCGTTTCTAATTTCTGTTTCAAAGCCTTGTTGATTTAAGTACCCTGCGCCAGTTTCTGGACTTTGTGCAAAGTTTTTAACGATCGCTCTATCAGACCATGAAACGTCAGGGTGCATTTCCTCAACGGCTGGCACAGCTTTTTTAGTTGGAGCGGGGGCAGTAGGCGCTGCACTAGCGTTAGCATTTGACCGCGCATACTCTTGTTCCAATTGTTCAAGTTCAAGATTGTCTAATTCAGCTTGTTCCTGTGCGGTCAAAGCCATTATCTACCTGCCTTTTTTCTTAACTCTTCCATTCGTTTCATTTTATCCGCACCGAAAGCACCGCCGCCACTTGGCGCAGGCCCCTGCATTCCAGTGAGTCTGTCTTGGTAAAGGTCTCTTACTTCTGGAGAGAACGCGGCGTCTCTACGTTTAAGCTCTTCTTTTAATAACCTAGTATAATCTTTAACTGCTTGAATTTTTTCTGGCTCCGTTTGGAAAGCACCCGCACTAAATTCTAATGCTAATCTGTTCATTTCAGGTGTGGTGACTGCTGCCCCGGACCTATCTTTTAGTTCAATGTTGAACACTCGTGCCATTGCGGTATCTATTTGTCTCGCCTCTTTGTCATATACGCCTACACGCCCTAGCCCTGGAACATTCACGCCGGGTAAATCTATAGAAGAACCGTTTGCCATATTTGTTTCCATGTCGTAGTCGTCTAATTTAAAGCCGAGCTTTCCTTCTAAAGTATTTATGGAGGCGTCTAAGGCCGCTTTTCCCTGTCTTGATTTCTCAAATTTTTGGACGTTATTTTCTAAAGTTTGTGCTGCTCTAAGCGCCAAGCTTCTTTCGCCACGCTCCATTTTATCTCGCATGAATTGGAGTCTGTTTTGCTCTGAAGCATGTCTCTGTGCAGAGTCTGCCTGTTTTTGATCGCCAGCTAATTGCGCCAACTTTTGTTGGAAGCCGATCATGTTTTTTGTTTTGTCCGTTTGGCTCTCTGGCGCAAGCCCTTCAGCCGTTCGCATTAGTTCCGGGTTATTTGTTAGCTTAGAAAAAAATGCAGCCATGGGTCTGAAGTCAGTTCCACGTGGAGCTTTTGCGTAATCCCCCATGTACTGTTTTATTTTCTCCATCTCAGATTCTCTCGCGGTACTGTACCCTTTAATCTTTTTTAAGATATCGCCATAGCCTGCGTCCCCCATAGCTTGTCTCGGCACAGGGTTACTTGAAAGAGGGCTCGGTGTTGGTGGCGGAGGTAGTGGCTGACTCTCTGGCATAGGCTCTGCCTGCGCTGCCATTTGAGACAGTATCATTTGCTGCTCTTCGGAATCCTGTCCCTGCATTTGCCCTGCAACCTGTTTACCAAGTTGTGCAAGTAACTCCGGGTCATTCATCATTTCTTCGATGGTTTTAGCCATAAGAAATCGCTCCTTCTTTAACCGATGGTTTTCTTCTTCATCATTTGTTCGTATTGATTGCCCGCGCCCATGCCGCCCATTTGTGACCATGGGTTATTGGGATCTCCAGCTAGCATTGGGTTAGTAGCGGAGGTGTCCGGTTGCATTGCCGCATTTGCGTTATTAGACATTATTCCAGAAAAAGCCCCGCCCGCTACTCCTTTAAGTGCGTCCCCTGTACCATCAATGGCCTGCGGGTTAAACTCCTGTGCCTGTTGACCTGTCCATGGCGAGTACTGTGTTTGTGCCGCAGAAATATCTGCCTGCTTTTGTTGTGCTTTTGCTTTTGCTTTATTGTTACTTACACTGGTCACAAGACCAATCGCTGCTGCGCCTACTGCTATCCATGACATACTAGAGCCTCCTTGATTATTTTTAATTCTTCCTCGCTAATTCCTTCAACACTATCAAAGGTTTTAGCAATAACTTCTTCTTCTATTTTATTTATATCTGTTTCTTTAGTCGCGTGTACGTTCATCCAAATAGAATCCTCGTGCGCGTAAATGACCCGCTTAACGCCAGGACTTGCCACGAATACTTTTGGAGCGGTTACCTCATAAGCACCATCGATGCTAAAGAAAGTAACTCTACCCTTTAATATAATATTTAAGTTTTTATATTTATGAATCTTCCCAACAATTAAAGTACCTTTTGTAAGGGACAATTCTCTACCGTAGAGTCCTTCAGAGAAATGATGCTGAAGCCCGCCCGTCTCTTGTGGCAATTTCCCGACTTCATCTTGAAGCTGAAATATTTTCGCCACTAGCTCCGCTCTATCTTTTGGATTTGCAAGTGCGCCACTCGACGCTTGTCTTTGAATTGTCTGAAGCAAATTAGTTTCCTTCACTAGGTTTACTCCATGACATGATCGCGTGAACCGTTCCGTCTATGACGTCGATCCCTTGAATAATTAAACCTTGGCTCATTGCCATTTTTAACATTGGAATATTTTGATTCCACACTCTAGTGGAAATTCTAGAGTACTTACCCTTTAAAAAGTTCACCATCATTTGGTACGTTCTAAGTGTTGTGTATTTTCCACGTATTTCTAGGAAAGCGCCGCCGTGTTGCATGTACGCGGTCTTAGAATCAATCTCTAGAATAGTAGCGTAAGCAATAGCTTTCCCCTCTTCATGCTCGGCCACCATCACAAAATCAAAAGTGTTTTGCGCGTCTGGCCTGTCTTCATAGAAACAAGCCTTGTGCGCAAGTGCCGCCACAGGTGCCCACTCTTCTTTTGAAAACAATTTAAGTATCACTTCTTCCCGCCTCCGCCGCCAGCACTTCTAGTCGCATCGGCACTTTTCTCTGCGCCCCACGCAGACATTTGTTGGCGATATCTTTCCATATCAAATAAACTTTTTCTATTAATGTCCTGCATACTTTGGTTGATATTACCTTTATTTGCGTCTGTCTCACGTTCGCCAAAGGCACCAATAATTTTATTCTTTCGTTCTAAATCTTGTTGTTCAATTCCCAGTCTCTGGTTCATACCTTCTCTGGAAATTCCCTGATTAGAGTTCATTAAATCTCTAGAACCCTGTCTAGCAAGAAGTGCCGCTGCCCCGCCTGTTAAACCGCCAGAGCGTGCAAGCTGACCTTGTGCCGATGACTGCGCCTGCATTTGTTGGCGCTGCGCACCTGCTCTGGAATTTTGCTGCCCTAGTTTCTGTGAGTCCATTTGCATTTGTGCCCACGGAGATAAACCTTCTGCAAAACCTTGTGCTTTTAATTTCTGTAGTGCTTCCCCAGCGTATGGATCTTGTTTGAATTGATCGAGCAGAACGCCTGTTTGCGCATCTCTCGTCCCTTCGTACATAGGCGCTGTGACGCCAGCTTTTCTCTCAAAATCCGTCGATGGAGATAATACCATCCCGGGCCTTGCTTGGGCTGCGGGTTTTAGTTGTTCATATTGAGTTCGAACGTCTTTAAGCGTGTTCTGCAAATCATTTTGCATACTCTTCCACGCTACGAAATCGTTATAATTCTTGCCGCCTGTGCTGCTGCTCCACGCTTCAAATTCTGGGTCACTACCTTTACCAGCCATTAGCTATGCTCCTCGTATGCAGAAAAGTCCTGTTCCACTTTAGTTAAGTCACTATCTGCGATTTGTTGTTGTAGCGTCGTTAACATGTCTACTTCAATTTTCATTAAATCTTGTTTGGCCTGTAGCCACGATGCGCCCTTTTCTTTTTCGTACACTCTTACTCTTACATATTGATAGACGAATTGAATTGAGATCTCTGGGAGATCACAAAGGTCCGTGTCAGCAGATAATCTGTTGGCGTCTCTGTAGTACCAGCAAACAATAACGTCCGTTAAAGTCTGTCTTGCTTTCGGAACTATCTGAATTACTTCCCCACCTGGAGTATCGTTTCTAATTAGGTATCGGTAGAAGATTAAAGGCGCTGAACCTGCACTATTTATAAGTTCAATTTCTTCAAACATTTTTTCTCTATCCATTGGCTTCATCGGATAAATTTCTGTGCCGTTTGAATATACAAGCTTCACTATTTTATTTGCATAAATGTTTGAAGGAAGTTCGATGTCTTCTGCACCCTGGACGATGGACAATTTAGTTCTGGCAAAAAAGTACTTGTCCCTCAAACCAAGGTCTATGATTTTGGCTTCAGCTAGAGTGATCGCATCGTTAATGTACTCGATCATTTCTAGTGGCTGAATAAATTCTTCAACCTCAAGATCCAAATCTCTTTGAATTTTACTTCTAATTTCGTCCAGAGTTTTAAAAGCCAAAAATCCCCCAATAACTATTAAGCGTTCGCCCCGTCTTGACCCGATTCATATGTTAACTGGTTGTCACTATTGTTATCCCAATATAAATTGTACGATAATAAATTTAGCGTCTCACCTTTTTTATAGCCCGACAACTCCCACTTTAAACTTCCCGTCGGTAGGGAATTATCTGGGTCAAAGACAGTTAGTGTGTCCGCAGACCTAGTCGATACGACGAATTCTTTTTGGTAGTTATCGACTTCAGTTTTAATGATATAGTCTACGCTGTCAACTGGCCAGTCCTGTGTCGCAGAAGAGTCCAGCGTTATAGTGTTTAGAACAGGGTTAAACGTCGCCTTGCCTATAGTATCAGAGGCAGTTATCACTGAAACGGCGTTGGAAATTTTAATCTGCAAGTAGGAGAGTCGTAAACCTTTCGCAGGCATTCTGCGCCATTGCTCAATTAATCCGACCGCATTCCACACGCAGTCTAGAGAGCCCCAAACGAAATCATCGTCGCCCCAAACAAAGTTCCTTCTCCATCTAATAAGTTTTAACTCTCTAACGATTTTTCCGTCATCGTTTACCGCAGTAATTTGAATGGAGGTGTTATTTCTATTGGCAGCGGTTAATAAAATCTTAGTCACATATTTTCTAAGTGCCGTCTGACCAAAGTTATAGTTGATAGACGCATACGTCCAGATAACGGTCTCTTTTACCCAATTAACTGGAAATTCATTTGTGTCGACCTTTGGGTCTGTGGTGTAGGCCCCATCGTGTAAAAATACATACCCACGGGTATCCGCTCGGTACAATTGCTTATTGAAAAATTCAATAGCACTTGGTCTAAAACTATTCCCACTGGCAGTCACAAACGGCATATCAGGGCCCAATGGCACACGTAAATCTAGAATTAAAAAAGAATCGTTATCTAAAGATGCCGAATCTTGCTGAAATGCCCAGTATATTCGTCGTTCTTTCTCATCGAATCTTCCGTATATTCTATTCGCTTGAGTTGTTTGCGCTAAAATTTCTTTATATCTATCATTGTTTCCGTCGGAAACTTTTAGTACTTGGTAGCCGTCGGTTGCGTAAACACCGTCATTTCCAAACCAGAAAATACCGTTCTCTGCTTGTACGATTGACGCGTGGGAAATGCAGCCCGCAGTATCCGAAATTCTAACTGGGAGAGGAGTGCCTCTGCCAAACCTGTCAAAGGAGTTTTCTATTCTGTAAATATGTCTTTTGCAAAGTGCAATTGGGACGGACTTAGCAGAACTAATTCCCGTTATCTCATCTTCTACTTGAATGTCAAATGGGAGTGGTACAGAGTCTGGGTCTCCGGGAATACTTTGTCTAATTATACTTTTTCTTAAAGAAGAATTCTCGTTTAGGTATGCGTAGTATCCAGTATTGTTGACTACGTGAATGTATTTAGATAATGGCGGAGGGTCGAAGTCTAACGTGCCGTCATCAATGTATAATAAATCGTTATCAAGAATAACAGTATCGCTGACGTTATCATTAAATACCGTAGTCCCATTCGTAACATTCCCTATGAGGTAAGAGTCTTGCCCACCTGCAAGCGTTCGATAAATAAATATTCGAAGTGCTGCTGTATCATAGTTCCCAGTCGCTCCGTTAGCTAAAACTGGAATTAAAGAAATAGCGTTAGCATTTACTGAAGGGTTGCCACTATTGGGAACTTCTACAACTGTCACGGGCCCAAAATCTTGAAAAGTTGTGCCGTCTATTGTGTAAGTGTAGCCGTGATGAAAGGAGTAAATGAAATCGTTAGTGCTCGCAACACCTACTGTTATAGTGGGCGCTGTTGCAAGGGCTGGAAGTCCCGCCGTTCTTACTTGATAATCTCCAGCGGTGTCTTTATATATTTTTGTGTGTAGTGGGTACGCATCGCTTGTTAAATACAAGTGCCCGTTCCACTGAGTGACTGACAAAATATTTGTCACAGTCCCTACAGATAAAACGTCGTTCCCAGTGGTGCCTTGTAACGTTGTGTACGCCGAAGGATCCCTGTAATAAAGCTTCTTTGCAGAATGCACAAACATGATGTCGTTATTGTTATAGTTAATCAAAGTACCAATTCGCTGATTTCCAGCAGGGATAATCGGGTTCGCCAAATTATCAATCTCAGAACCCGCCCTTGATGTGAGAGAGTCGTCCGACTTGATTAGAAAATTATCAATCGTCGCCGCACGATTTGGTGCCTGCCTAAAGACATTGTCTGTTATGCCCCCAGAAAAAGTACCTACCTCAAATGGATTTTTGTATTCTAATAAATCCAAAGTCTAACCCCCGTATACAGCGAAATAAGCCAACGTATTATCTATTGTGTAAATGTAGTACTGGGCAGCACTTACTCTTTCAATGGTTGGGAAAACATAGGATCTATCTGCTAGCCTGAAGGATATCTGTACCGTGTCGTATGCGATTCCAGCTGGAGATGTTATTAGCTGTCTGTAAAAACCTGTCGCACCGTGTACCACCCAATTTACTGCTAAAATGGTGGTCTCAATCCCCACGATACTTTGTGCCGATAGAAGTGCCGCATCGGAACCGTTATGTGTATGGTCGTTTAAGCGTTGAATGTTATCTTCCATTGCTGTAAAAAAAGGCACCCCACGGTCGCCTGTTTGTGGTTTTTTATAACCATATGTGAGTGTTAACATCTTTTCCCCTCTACTTTAAATTCCTTAAAACCTTAATTAAATCCTCTTTTGAAAGACACATGTAATTATCTATCGCAGGGTCCCCAAAAGAAATAAACTCTTCCTCTTGATATCTAACAAGAGCTGCTTCCTCTAAAGAGGCCTGATAGATTTTTACGTCCTTAGGCTCCTTTAAAGCACAACTACTTGTTAATAATGCGCTCAATATTAGAAGTAACTTTGTTCTTCTCATCTTCCTCTATCGCCTTTTTTAGCTTAGCTTCCTTGTCCTTCATTTTGTAGTACTGGATAATACTTCCTACAACTTTAAGAATCTCCGGGAGAGCCAGCATAATATTATAAATCGACTTTAGTGCGCCCATTATTTCTTAAGCTCATCAATTACCTTAAATAATTCAGGCAACAATTCGCTGGCCAAAGAGATTCCCTCTTTAACAGATAAATCTTTTAGTTCCCCAGGCACTAACTTGTAACCCTCATATGCTTGTAAAATAACCGCTTTCATCTCTGCGTTCCCTACAATCTTCTCGTATAACTCAGTGGCGTCTTGTACCTGTGCGCCGTCCTTAAATTGTTTAAGTAAAATGGGTGTCACCTTTAAAAGTGCTATTAAAAGTTCCTTTGTTTCTTTCGTCCCTTGAATTTCTTCAGACATTTTCTATTCCCCTTTTTTCTAGTTTAAATCCTGATAATCTTGCTAAATTATAATATTTCTTATTTACCTGAACGTGCATGTGCTCGCTGTCCCCTTCGCCATGGTGGTGAACAATCTTTGGATATCCGTCCGCCGAGAGCGCCCCGTAAGAACCGTACTGATCTTCTATAAAAGATAAAAAATCTAACTTCACTTCCGTTGGCCAATCCTTGCACCTTAAATCAAAAGCTCTTCCTTCCCTATGTGTCGCAGAAGTTCTATGCAGCTTTTCGTCCTCTCCTCTAGTCGTCACTGTCTCCGTGATGACAGGCACCATGCCCGCATCAATTACAAAGTTTATACAAGCGCCCATGATGTTCTTAGCCTCTATGCACATGAACTGTACTCGTCTCTCAACTTCAGGTGTTTTAAAAAAGCTCATTTCTTAAACCTTATTAAAACTTTCCCAAACTCCTCGTGGAGTTTGTCGAATCTTTTCTCATTCTCAAGCATCGAGCCTCTAGTTAACTCTACGAACATTTTTAGGGTAGTGTTCATATCAGAAAAATTCTTCTGCATCGTCAACACCATCGCCTTTAAAGACTCATTACTAATTTTCGTGTCGTAGTACTCTTCTCTAACTTTTGTAATCTCTTCCTTAAAAGTTTGAAGGTGTGCCTTGTGTGCAGATATGGCTTCCTTGTTAGAGTCATCTAACTTAGTTACCATATATTTAGCGGTGCCAATTAACGTCGTACCTAAACCAATTGCCGCAATCCACACTTCAGCGCCCATATAAAACCCCTCGCTCTACGGCTGCCATCCAACTACAGGATATGAACCCGTAACCGAGAACGACAGTGCCGTTGCTAAATTTGTATTACCTGTGCTTGCGCCATACACTCCGTCGGTCGTGTTCGCTAATTTTAAATATTCAGTATTGCCAAGATATACTATAAATGTACGAAGCGCGCTGCTTGCGTTCCCAGCCATGCCGGAGCCAAGCGTGCTAAGGTCACCGATCACAGCGCCCATAGGCCCAACATTTGTCATCGAAGCTCTGAGGTTCGTCATTTCAGCCCGCAAAGTCGCGGGTAGTCTAAACACGTAATCACCAGACCCAGCAGTGCCAGCTCCATACCTAGCTTCAAATCTAAAATTTATATTTTTACCGTTTCGCACCCAATAAAAATTTTCATAAGTAATAGTGCCCTTGGTAAGAGTGTTTGTGGCAACAGAGGAAAATGTTCTATCGCCAGCAGTTGGACCCGACACATAGGTCAGAGTTCCGGAAGCAGATGGCGCACCGGAGCCTGCCATGCGCAATAGCGTACTCGGAGCTATGCCAGTGCTGACCGTATATATTTGGCCGTTATGAGAATACACTGTATTGCTCGCTACGGTTGCAGATGTGATTGTGAAATCAAAGTGATGTGAAGAAGAAATTGCTAGCTGACCAGCATCAACTTCCGCAGTAGTTGTCTCGTGATCTAAAATAATCCAATTCGTTCCGTTGCTGACTATTCTTAAAAGTTCCGCCGCAGTATAGAGAGCGTAAGCTCCGCTCGCAATACCGCCAATGGTTTGTCCAGACGTTGTAGCAAGTGTTATCGGATTGGCTAACGTACCGTCAGTCCTTTCTAGTGTGAGGATTTTTCCCGTGTTCCCCACCGCTGTGTGCAGAGTAACTGTGAAAGCTCCACTAGTAGAATCCAAAAGAACGATGTCGTTAGAGTTACTTAATGTCTGAGTAGTTGTGTATGTATTAAACGCAGCAGGAGCACTGGCAATCGTGTCCCACGCAAGGCCTGTCGCAGTACTTGAGTCCGCCTTTAAAAATTGTCCGTTCGTACCCACCGCTACTCTAGCATCTACTGTAGAGTATCCGTATAAGTCGCCCTTAGTTGTAAGTGGAGCCCCACCGATAGCCTTCCACGCACTACCTGTGTCTACGTATAAATCTGCAAGATCTGTTATATATATCGACCGACCCGCATTTCCAAAAGCAGGCTTCGCCGCGTTCGTATAATTTTCTAATCTTGCAGAGATTTGTGCTAAAGAAGTAGAGAGCGTGCCCTCTGCCGTCGTGTCACCGCCAGTAACAAATTGTAGAAGAGCGTTGGCCCCTCTGTTAATCCTAACGTTGTTGGCCGCAGTTCCACTGGTGCCTAGAATTAACACCTGATCGTTTCTTAGAATCGCTAGTTTATTTGTGCCGTCGTCTAAAGTTAGACGTAGTGTTGTAGAATTCCACCAGAATCTTCCGGTTACGTTCCCCGCAGGATTACTCGCTAAACTCTCAACCGCTGCTGCTTCAAGATTACCATATACTTTCATTTTTCCCCCTAATTTATACGGAATAGGCCCGCTTAGTTTATTCCAATCAATCTATATGATCCTGCTGGAAGTGCTGGACTGACTACTACCCTTACTGTTGTTGCGCTTATCGCTTTTATCACTGTGTAAATTCTCTCGAAATCGTTTGCGTTATCGCATAATTGCCAAAGAGAAGTTCTTGCGTCTGTAATTTCGGAAGACACGTTGAAATCCTGGGTAGTTAAAATACCGTCCCATACTGTGTCTTGCGTAAATTTCTCAGAGTCCCCTACCGCAATGTAAGAAACGCCCGTGTCTAAATAAACTGTTTTATCAACCGTGTTCCAAACAAGACGCCCAATGTTCTGCGCAGAACTTGCTGGATTCGCAGCTACGTTTTGTAAACGCAACCCGAAGAATTCTCCCTTAGTGTTGACGTCCCTGAAGAAGTTCGTGCCACTACCAAGATCCGTTCCCGACCATGTCCCGGAGAAACTTGCGTTTGTGAACGGGACAAAATTATCTTTTGTCTGAACTGTCCCCTTTGTTACGCTTGAAGTTGACTCTAAAATTAAAAGGTTGCTTGCGGCGGTTCCTCCTTGAACCGTTTGGCCTCCAGACCTACCAGCAAGCATTACAAATTGAGTGTGACCCGCGTCCCCGGTCGTTAAACCTGAGAGTGTGCCGTGCGTAATCTCTGTATCAGGAGCAGAGGCTACCCACTTCGTGCCGTCGTAAAATAGCGCCATACCAACCACTACACCGACATTTATGTCGCGCAAAGATTGAAGCGTGGGCTGAGAAATGCTAGTGGTTCCATCGGAAATGTTTCCGCCTAAATATAAGTCTTTAAATCTTAGAGCTGACCCACCAAGGTCCAGAGTGTTGTTGGCGTTTGGAGAAGTTCTTGCCGTAACAACAATATCTCCTGTACCATTAGGTTGTAGCCGAATAGCACCATTCAAATCAGTGCTCGAAATAATATTCCCATCAAATCTTAAATTATCCGCGTTCACTTGACCCGTTACAGTTACTACGCCCGTGGCAGTTACACCTAAGGTTGTCGCAGCACTTTGAAGATCAATGATCCCCGTACCGTTTGCAGATAAAATTAAATTGCCATTTACACCTATTATTGAAATCGTGTTTCCGTCTAAACGAATGTTGTCCGAAGTTAAACGTGTGACGGTCGCATCCCCCGCAGAAAATGTGCCCGTCGTGGAGAGGTCTTCGTTGCCGAAAGAAATCACACCACCCGTGGCAATAATCGACCCCGTGGAAATTGTAATGTCACCAAAAGTTCCAGAAGAAGTGGCGACAAAACTTCCCGCCGATATGATACCCGTGGTAGTTAAATTCTCGTTACCGAAAGCGATTAATCCGCTTTCGTCTGTAATAGATCCGGGCGCTAAAATTAATCTTCCCGCAGGCAATCCGATTTGAATTTGTGTTGTAGCAAAAAAGGAGGCAGCAGTTACGTTACCTGTTGTTGTTAAATTCTCGTTATCGAAACCTATTGTACCAGTGGAATCAACAATGCTTGCACCGCTAAGAGTAAGAGTGCCCACCACAATACTGCTACCAAAATATCCTGCTCCAAAACGGAGCGGCGCAGTCCCAAGGTCGATACTATTATCAGCAGTAGGCCTAAAAGAATTGTCGGTTTGAACATACCCGGTCCCATCAAAAGAGTTCGCATTGAAAGTTAAATTTTGAAGTGTTGCGTCCCCACCATAAATTGTCTGCCCAGCGTACAAGCCAGTAACCACGACACCTAAAGCATTTCTTTGAGAGTAGCCGTTCTTAGAAACGTAGACGTATTGTGTTCTATTTAAAGTCTCTGAGTAAATACCCTCATAACTCCAATCAACGTCGTACTTCTTCTCCCAACCGCCTGCATTGTCTCTAACAACCCAAACATAACCAGCAGACTTTCCGTCCCCGTCGTTACTCACGATATAATAATCGTTTGGGTTTGCAGTCAGTGGAAGGGCCGCAACGTTTGCTACTGTTGAAATATAGTTTGGATAAAGGGTTGCAAAAATATAATTGATCGCAGATTCAGCGTTACCATTAAACGCAATAGGAAGCCTTGCGTTCGAATAAAATAAACTTCCTAGTGTGGGTGCTGTTGTCGGACTCTGAATATTTCCCTGTGGGCTTCTGTCGAATAAACTCATGGAATGTCCATGGTAACAGAATCCCAAACACCTACATATTCACGCATCTTAGTTACCCTAGTAGATAGTCCGTCGTATTGGTACTCTGTAACCATGCAAGGGTCACCGTCTTCTGCTGTATGAAGCGCCTCATATTGAAAGGAAACGCGGTTACTTGCGTCGTACGCTCTATAAAGCTTCACCGCTTCATGGCGTATTGCCTGAAGAAAACTCTTTACGTTGTTATCCATTAAATCCCCGCCTTGTAATTAGTCTAAAATATTAAAACTATATGTCCACTATATTCTATCTTTGGGTCCCGCTATACCTTCGTAGTGCATACCTCTCGTCATATTATCGGTCTTTCTAGTACTGAAACCAACCGTATAGCCTTCTTTAATTTGGCTTTTTCTTCCGCAGTCATGTCTTTTTGTCCTCTGCTTTCAAAACCATTAAAGCTTGCTGTAACATTTGATGCTCCTGAAGCGTTAACTTCATTTGCGCTACGGCACTTGCAAGTATTTGCAGAGCTTGCTCTTTCGTCAGGCTGGCCTCGTTAGAAAACATCAATGCCACCGTATATATCCGCATCGAATCTAGTCGGAGGTTCCACTGGCTCACCGTTGATTTCAAAATAAGTTAATACAGCAGCTTGCTCTTTTATTTTTGTATAAACGAAATGTAGAGCGTTTGGAGCAGCTAAAAACTCAGCCATAGTAAAAGAAAATATAAAAGATTTGTTTTCTCCTAGTGGAGGCTTTCCCTCGCTACTTGCTGCAACGTCTTTGAATAAAGCTATTCTGGCATCTATTTGAAAAGCTTGTCTGTTTATAAAAACAGAGGTCACTCTCCAATAATTGCCGACCGAACCGTTAGCTAGAGTTTTTTCTTTTTGAATAGCCATTAATTAATTCCCTTTTTTTATGTTAGTAGTCCGTAAACTCTTAAAGCATCGTACATTTCTTGAATCATAGTTTGTTCTGTCGCTGTATAAGTAGCACCAGCTGAAACTGCGCCTGCGCTTGGCTGCTTAACTACAGCTGCGTTTCCAAAAAAAGAAAGCCCAGAATTATTTGCCCGAATCATTTCGCCTATCGTGCTTTCTGTTCTAAACCCACCGTTGTTGTCTAAGCTAAATCCAGTCGTTGGAATAGTTGTTCCTGCCCCGAACTTTGTTCTCCCTGCAAAATAGTTGAAAGCGTTCGCGTCCGTTGCGAAAAAAGAAAACGGCACGTTAGTTTGTACACCGGCAGTTAAATTTCCGACATGAACCCCGAACGTACTTCCCACCGTTCCAGAGTTAATAATATTTTGAACCCGTACTCCGTAAGCAGTAGTTATTGTGCCACCAGCGTTAAAATTCCCGATCGCCGCAGACACAACTTGCGCAGTAGTAATTAGACCGACTCCAAAATTGCTGACCGCAAATAAGCCACCAAATCCGTTAGTTATCGTGCCGGTAGACGTATTATTGCAAGTGCCAGCGATCCCGCTGACCAAACCCATCGAAGCAGCTGACTGTAGCTGACCGAAAGAATCCGTACCGACAAGGCCGTTATTTCCGGTAGTGCTTCCGGTGCCAGTGTGATCTACACTGTTGAACATTCCGATATATCTTCTAGTTATGTTTTCAGAATTTGTGCTTAAAACACGGCTCCTAAACCCAGTCACAGCAAAATTGCTGGCATTCGAAGGTACGCTGATTTGGTTAAAAATTGATGTTGTTGCTGCAACAGGGGCTTGTGAAACAACTAAATTTAAAAATCTATTAGTGTCGATTGGACTACCACTTAAAGCTAGTTTTCCAAGAGCAACGTTTCCGCTTGCATCTCTTTTCACTATTGCGCTGGCAGTATTTAAAGACGTTGCAGCAATTGTATCATCTACAGAGGTAGACACTTGAGCAGCTGTTTTTCCTCCGATAGAAACCGCAGTAGCAGCAAAGCTACTTGTCCCCGAACCAGTAACATCTCCAGTTAATGTTGTAACTTTATTATTAAGTGCAGTTTGTGTGGCCGTTGATACTGGTTTATTTACGTCACTCGTATTATCTACATTCGCTAAACCCACTTGCGCTTTTGTTACCGCGTGTGGATTTGCAGTAGATGCAATATGTGAATCAACTTGTGCGTGAGTGTTAGTTCCAATATTTGTTAGTAACGTATGGTCTGCTATCGCAGCAGAGCCTGGGACTACAAGTGGGTAGGTCTGAGTATGACCTAAATCTACTCTGCCCTTGTAACTTAGTCTGCCCGCAATAAATCGAATAACACAGGGTCCGCTTGCAGAAATATACATAAAATCTCTGTCGAAATCTTGATACTTAAAGTAAAAATTATGGTCACCCTCTACCGCTAAAAAGAAAACGTCTTGCGGAATAAACTTAAGAGAATGCTTTACCTTAAAATTAAAATCTTGAGACTTTATGTCTATTTCAAAAAAACTAAAATCACCGTCAAAGAAAACTTGTTCGTCTAAAAACTTCTCTAACCTAAAAAAGTTTTCGCGGACGTAGTTGTCCTCAATGTCTTTTAAAATAAGACGTGAACCGCTTTTTCTCATACTTCCCCACTAAAATAAATATAAGGAGCCCCGAAAGGCTCCCTATTAAAGTTTTGCTTAGTAGTTTGGAATTGAGTGAATGATTCCATGCTTGTATGGAGCTTTAACCGCTTGGTCGCCTTCCATAACATGGTCAAGAATATATTGGTATCCTGACGTCGCTCTCTTCTCGAAATATTCTTTTCCGTCTGGAGCTTTTCTTCTCTTTAAGCCACCGTTAGAATAGAACGTTACTGTGTCCCAACCACCGTTGAACCAGATCCAATCGTTATCCATATCTAAAACACCTACTAATTTAAGCATGTGTCCCGCTGGAGATCCAACCATGATCTCTGTCCAACCGTATGCAGATACTTTTCTTGAACCCTGAACAACGTTGAAAGCACCTTTGCCCGGAGATGTTACAGCAGTTCCGCCACCAACTTCTAACAAAGTTAGAATAGATCCCATGTGCTTTAAGCTCATGATCACTTCAAGGTCAGCCATGTTTCTACCTAAACGCTGCATTCTAGATGCACCATCAAAAATCTTTTGAAGTACGTTTGTTGCAGATACCGCAGAACCATCAATTTGTGTCGCTTGTAAATGTGGGTAAGCCGTTTTTGTTTGACCAAAAAGTGTAGCTGGACCACCGTTCGCAAGAGATGCTAATTGTGACTTGATAGATGTGTATGAAGAGGATTGCGCTCCTGGGTGAAAAACTTTAGCTACTTGAGCTACAGTGTATGCAGAAACGTCAGCAGCAGCACCACCGCGTGTAGCAGAAAGTGTTACAGCGCCAAGTCCCAATGTCCCAGCGTTAACGTCTACTGCAATTACATAGAATGTACCTGCCACAGAGTTGTTATCGTCTAGAATAACTTTTTGAGAAAGAGTGAAACGCTCTACTCTATCAACTTCAATCACACCGCCCGCAGTTCCATCAACTGTTACTGTAGCAAATGAACTTCCGTTTAATGCGTTAGTAGACAATGCACATTTCATTTGTGTAATGAAGTCTGTGATTTGTCCTGGTAAAATTTTAAGAAACGATGTCTCGTTAACTTTACCATCATGTTGCATTAAATCTCTGTGGTTGAAAACTAGAGTACCCCAAGCTTCAACTGTAGGAGCAAGTGTGCCTCTTACATATTTGTACTCAGAGATATCTGTATCAGACGCTAATGCACCGAATTCAATTGAAGAAGCGTACTGCCCTTCAAAAGGAACGATAACGTTTCCGCCTTTTGCGCCTTCATCCATATCTACTTTTGAAAAGTAGTAATCTTGTTTCTTTAACTCGGCCTTTAAAAGATCAACTGCTAAATATTCATTTAGCATGTCCTGAAAAACTCTACTTGTTGCCATAAAATTGTATTTCCTTTTTTAATTGTAAAGCTAAATATTAGTAGCCGCTATCTCTGCGTTCTAATTCTTTAGCGTGTTTTTTAATCTCATCTAAACTCGTAAATTGTTTTTTAATTGGAGTTTTTGATGACCCTGGTATAGCGGGAATAACAGGTTTTGCCTGTGTGCTCGCAAAACTTTGCGTGTTCTGCTGTGCGTACTGCGTGCCCTGAGGGGTGGACTCTTGCGGAGCTGAACCACCTTGTTGAAGACTGATAAATTTCCCAAACTTATGTAACACTTTAGAGATTGCGTCCTCTGGTGTTAAAACAACGCCCTGACCCGTTTGTTGTTGGGTAAATAACCAATGATTCTGACCTTCCTCTATGACCGCTTGTTTGAAAGCGCCTGATCCCATTTTTTCGTCCCAAGACGTAGACATTTGTTGTACCTCTGGCTTAGAAAGTACAATGTCCAACTGCATGGCCACGACCTGTGTCTTCTGCTGCTGGAGTAATGATTGCGTCTCATTTAATTGTTCTTGATATGTTTCATTAGCGTAGACTGCCTGCTGCTGTCGCTCTATCGCAGTCCTCTGCTCTGGAGCTAAACCATTCATCATATTTAAATAGTCTATCTTCTTTGCTGCCCACTGTAATACTTCGTGGTCTGTCATGTTTAAATTTCTAAACACAGAATCAAAATCTGATTTCTGTCTGGCATCGACTACTTTTTGTACCACTCGTGCCTGTGTCTCATAGTCTTTTTGTAAAGAAGAGTAATCTGTATCTCTCTTCTCGTATTTGTCTTTCATCATGTCGAAAGCGTCTGCTCTAGTGAAAATCTCTTTCACTTTCTTTTCAGAATCTGGGTCCTTAATTAATGGATGCCAAAAACCGTCTAACTCTTTCTCTTGAAATGCCGCCTTATATTTAAAATTGGGCGTATATGTAGGTAACGCTGTGTCGATAGTTTCACCACCAACACTCGGTGTGCTAGGGGCCACTTCATTTATGGAAGTTTCTGTTGCTACGTTTGCACTCGTGCTTTCGGCACTCATACCACCAGTAGCGGGTGTCGTTTGAATATTTTCGGTATTCATACTAATCCTCCTTGGAGCTTAGGCAAACCACCACTTCCCTGTGGAATTTGTCCCTGTTTAAATTGCTGTGCTATCTCTGCTAGCACTCCTTGATTTTTGATACCCTCCAACTGCTGTTGGTTAGTACCTTGATCTTCTAATCTTTTAACCAACCAATTTATCGCATTGGCTGGAAGGGTGGCCTGTATTGATCTAGCCGAATTCGTCGGATCTTTTATGTACCACGCTACTTTTATTGATGGGCCGTCCGTAGGGATAAAGTCAGCGTTTGCCGCCTGTATCTTGGCCATCTTGTCCGCTTCTAATTCTTCGTATAGTTTTACCGTTAATTCGTAGTTCTGCTGGATAGCCTGATCAAGATACGCAAAATCGGACTGCACTTGACGCGCAGTTAATCTTTTAATCACGTATGGGCCGTCATCATAACGGCTCGGAGCAGGTGCGTCCCCTCTATCCAAAGCTAAAATAAGGTTTGTCGCCCTATCGTAGTTTAAAGTCATATCGTCAAACGCTTTTTCATTGTTTGCGTACGGCATTAAACGCACAAGCTTGCCAATGTCTTCCCTGTTTAATTGCCCACCTGAATACTGGAGCACATGGTTCAGCATCAACTGCTTCCCCATCATTGTCTCCATATCTTCACTTAATGGTTCAACTTTTATCTGGTAGCATTGTGCTTTTGTGTTCTTAAATTCAGAAATATTTATGCGCTCATTTCTCCCAACCATCTCAACAAGCATCGTGTCGTCGAAATAGTTCTTCGCTAAATCTAAATACAATTTGCACACGTCTACTAAGAAAAATGCAAACTTCTCTGCGTCTATTATAAAATTCTTTTTTTGCTTCACTGATTTAAATAACTCGCCCCATGGATCGCCCTGACTCTTCTCCGCCATGCTCTCTGGAATCTGCGCTAACTCGTAAATCTCTTGTATGTTTGTAGCAATGTGTTGCAAGTACTGCTCGCCAGTCCTGCCACCAATAATAACTGGCGCTTGGCCCGTTACCGTCATCGTTCTAATCCCTGGGAAATCGGAACCCTTGGAAACTTTAGAGCCGTTAACTAAAACTAACTTGTCGTCACCTAAAGTAATATGATGTTCCGCTACTTTTGAAGCTGCTCTATTTATTTCTATCTGACACGGACGCAATTGCTTAATCGGCGACCTGTGCCTCGGAGATGTCTCGATCTCATCGTGACCTTGGTACAAAATTGGGAAAATACCAAATGGTAACTCTCCCTGCGCTAAAACACCGCCCTCAACAGTAATATAATAATATCCGTTTGGCATTTCTGGACAAGGTCTGTAATAATATTCACGTAAGGTCATTACGCCTTTTTCCTTAGAGTAACTCTGCTTAACAGAATCGAAAATAACGTACGTGTCGTCTTTTCCGTCCACAATAAATCTACTCTTCTCCTCGTCGTCCCCAAACATTCGCATAAGCTCTTCCGTCTGAACCGCACTTCTAATAATAAGTACAGGCGACTCGTCCATCGTCTTTGCGTTCGGGTGCCTGAGTAAATTAAATCCGTAAACTTTATGGAGAACTAAATCGCCAGAGAAAATAGCCTCTTCCCCAGCGACAGGTTGACCCATCTCATCCATTACAGGTTGACCCATCTCATCTAATTTTTGTTTGTATCCTAAGAACCTGCCTGCGCGTGGGTCCCAAAACATTTTTATAGCAACCTCACCAATGTCAAAGTACTCCTTTGCCCACTCGTGAACGCGCTTCTTTATACCTAACTTCTCTTTGCCGTAATTCCAAACGGCCTTATTTAACTCCGCAGACTTTTGGTCCTGTAACTCTGACTCGTTACTCGGAACAATACCAATGCCCGCAGCATGAGAAAGTAGAATGTTTCTTCTAATCTTTGATATTTTATATATATGATTTTTTGTGAGACGTACTTTTTGATCGGAACTTAATTCTTTACTATCTCTTATTCTATTCCAATAGTGAGAATTCTTTTTGCTGTAATGCTCGCCCGCCACCAACTGGAGATTGGACCTCTGATCCGCAAATATAGCCTTGTCCAAATCGTCCGCGTCACTGTATAGTTTATTGAGCTCTTGAATCGTCTGTTGTTTCATTCCCTAATAGCCCCGCCGCAATTGCATTTTCGTATCCCAATGGATCTTCGATGTGTGATACGGATAAATCCTCCATCACCTCATCATACTGCGCCTGAAGATCTGCCTTATATGCAGACTCTACCTGCTCTTTCACTACGGCCTTGCGGGGCTTTCGAGGTTGCTTGCTTACTTCCCCAAAAATAACGTGTGTATCTCCGAACTTTATCTCACTCACTCCAAGTTTAACACAAAGTTTTAATGTCTTTTCAAGATCTTTCATCTCTTTTATCGACTTTTTTTCCATATCTAGTCTAATGTTCCCAATAATTCGTTAAATGAGTCAAGCTCTTCATCAACGTAACCCGACTTACTATCGTGCCCGTCTCCCTTAAACCAATCGCGCCTCGACTCTCCACTAGTCTTTACCTTCGCAACAACTGCAATCTCTTTTAATTCCTCCGGTAACTCGATGCTTGAGAAATCCCACGGCACCAATTTACATATGTACCTCAACGGATCAATTAAATCGTCCTTCGCGTGGCGCTTATCCTTACCAATAGCTAACGTCCGTAACTCCGATATCAACTTGTCTAACTCCGGGTCGCCTCGCTGAATGGATAACATTTGATTCTTAAATAAAGTATTCAAGATCGCAACACCAGACTCCAAACGCTTGTCCGCCCTCACCAAGTTTTCACCCTGGCTCGATGCCACAATGAAAAAATCCGCCGCTGCATAATCGTAAACCTGCATCGACATAGTTAATCCTTTTCTTAACTCACGAAACTTATTCAATATGGTCTGGGAATCCGTGACTATGCCGTCACCACGCCACCCCCTGAACACTCGTGCCTTTGTATACGTGGGATTCACCGCTAAAAATACTATCCCCGTCGGGTGCCCCGACGTCCCGCCAGTGCCAGGGTCAATGCCACCATAAACATACCAGTCCTTTGGCAACGGGTGACTCTCTGAAATATTCTTCTCCATAGAAAAACTCTGATAAACTAAACCCTCACTCTTTACAAATTTTCCATGCACACGACGCAACACCTCAGCCTCAGTCGGACAGTTAGCCTCCGCTCGCTTTATCTTCTCCAAATTCCATGGCGATGGGGAACCGTCCTCGTAAAATTGGGAGTCATACAAACTGACCTCCCGCTTCAATGCGCCCTTGTGCATCTCCTGCTGCAAAGAATCCGGGGACATCGTCTGCTTCCAGTAATCCTGGCCAAGCGTCGCCGTAAATACCATTAAGAAATATCCGTCCGTCGCATTCGTTCGAGCCTTAATCTCCGGATACAAATGCACTGGCATCTCCTCGTCCGCCACAACGAAATATACACTCGCCGCCTGAATATCTATTAACTTCTGAGAATATGCCCTGAATTGTAAAATAATTCCTGAATTGAAAACAATCTTCTGAATTACACCCTTATCATAAACAGACTTCCAACCGTACTTAGGACAACCCTTGTCCCTAGGCAAAAACTCCATCCACTTAGTCTCAAACTCCGTCGTCGCCAATTGGAAGTTGGGATAAAAATACCAAAATAAATTGGGCGTCTTACCCGGCCACAACTCAGCCCACAAACTCTTCTCCGTCGACCAGTGAATAATCTTTCTTATCGCAGTCGAACTCTTTGATAACTGATTGGCAGCTACCAAAAACATCCCCTCGCGATTCTTCGATTCGAAAAACTCCCTGGCCCAAGTGTAAAACTTGTACCTATGCAAATGCGGCAACATCTCCCGCTGGCGAAACTCTATCTCCATTCGCTCCAGCTTGATCCGCTTTAAACGCAATATCTCCGTCTCTATACGGTTGCGCTCCGCCAACGCACGCCCCTGTGGGATGTCCTCGCTCATCCTGGGTCCACATCAATAATGGGGATCGCATTCTTCATGTCCTCCAACTCCTTCAACCTCTTATCCATATCCGCATTGTTCGTGCGCACCGGTTCCGGAGGAGGCAAACTTTGAGTCTTTAAATTGATGTTGCGCGGCACTGGACCCATGACGCGATTGGAAAGATTCTCTAAAAACTTAACCGTTGATGCGAAATTCGCGTCATTTACCTCCATTTCAGACATTCTTTTACGTAATTTGCTGAAAACAAGGTGAAATAACTCTTCATATCGTGCGGAATGATGCGTCAGTGGGGTAAGCAACCACGCTAACCTAAAAGGATTATTAATAAGCGTCTGATGCATATACGGCGACTCAACAATCCCCCGCACCCACGCCTCCGTGGAAATCTTCTGGCCAGTCAACTGACACTCATCCACTAATTCCCATAGTCGCTTGCGTAACGCGTAGTCGTTGGGCGTGCGCGTAAACCGCTCCTCCAAACCCATCTCCGTCATATCCGCCACAAGCGGATCCATCTCTGTAAATTTTACCCTATACTTTGGAGGCAGCATGTCCAACGCGATTAGTCTTGAACCCCTGATATCTTCGATTGCTAGTAAATTATCTGACATACCACCAAGTTCCCACTAACCACTTAACCCTGTCAACTATCTCAACTTTAAAGCCCTCATCGCCGCATTCAAATCCTCCTGCGCAGCCTCGTACCTCGCGTAAATTAATGTGTTCGATAAACTCCGATGACCAAGACCTGTCTGCAAAATAAAAAGTGACCTCGTACCACGGTAAACATTCACCGCATACGTATGACGCAAACTATGTAACTTCTTTTTCACCGGACGATAGTCACACCAAATCTGGTAAAATCTTATATAACTTATTGGGAATACACGACCACTCAAAGAACACGGAATCAACCCAAGCACCTTTCTATACAACCAATCAGGTATCGGCATCGCACGGTCCCTGGAAGATTTTAACCCCCTTATGAAAACCTTCTTTACCCTCCCACCAAATACGTCAGAGGACTTTATATTCAACAACTCACTCGCCCTCGCACCAGTGGCCAACGCCAACCACAATAACGTCGTGTCTCGTGGAGATGTGAACTCGAACTTCTTTAAAGTCTCCAAAAATCTAGCCTGCTCCTCGACCTCTAAATACTTGTGGTCTGTTAACTCGTACTCAGAACGAGCCCGTCGCTTTGTTGGAGTGGGTGACTGTGGGATTGGACGTGTGGTTGGACGTGTGATTGGACGTGTGATTGGACGTGTGATTGGACGTGTGATTGGTGGGTGTGTTATTGGTGGGTGTGTTATTGGTGGGTGTGTTATTGGTAACTGGGACATAGAACTGGTCTCCTTCAATGCCCCCATTGTTTTGTTTCTTCGTTTGTTATAGCACATGGCGCGGTGTCGGAATTAAAAAAAAAAATAAATTGGAAAAAAATTTACGCGTGACCATGCTTCGCACTCGTTCACCGCTCGAGACCCTACCCTCCCCTTAAAATAGGGCCAATTTGACACGGAAAAATGCAGCGAATTGAGACACCGAAACAAATAGACCAAGCATAACAAGACCTTAAGTATATAACATTTGTATCTATAAGTTATAGTATTCCTCGAGGGCGCTTCGCGTGAGGGCGTATTTGTATACTTGCGAGCGCGGCCGCGAAACGTACTGACTTCCCTCATATATAAGGATAAGAACACTTAGATACATTTTGATACAAAATATAACAAAATATAACTAAAGCTTTACTTCTTCAATCCGATAAGTTATTATATAAGTAACAAACAGTAACAAAAAGTTACTAGACCAACCGGGTCTTTAAAAACAAGGAGATTTTAATATGATCACATTCAATTATAAAGGCTACTGGATACTTAACGACTACATTAATAGTACTGTATTTGTACGAGCACAAGACCAGAAGGCAAAGCCGAAACAAATTATTTCAATCAAATTAGCCAAAGAGTATATCAATTCATTAATTAAAAAATAACGTCTAACCAAAGACTTTAAAAAAAAGGAGATCTAAAATGAAACAAATTAAATGTACTAAATACGACCAATTCAAAAAGAATGTAGACTCAATCACGTTCGCTGAAATTGTTAAGATGCGCGAGCTAAAATCTAAGCACGCTTTAAAACTTGAAGATTTAGAGATCACGCTCAAAGTAGCGAACGAGTATCTCGAAATTATGCGTGCTTTTTTGGAAGAGCTTAGCTTTGGCCGTGATCGTATTGGTCCATTTGAGTGCAGATCACGCGACGGGTTTATTTCATTTTCACATAACAAGGGCGGACTCGAGGGCGTTTGTTACCGAGACCAATATAGTGCGTGTGAAAACACCGGCTTTGAAAAGACTGATATAGTGCTAGAAAAAAGTAGCGAATACGATCGTGAATGCTTTTTTAAAGACAAGGGTATTCCTAAAAACACTATTTTGTCTGAAGAACAAGAAAACGACTTAGCCGAATATTCCCAAGATTCAGACGATACTATTCAGTTTCAAGCTAGAATTATGTTCACAAGTGAGACTTCGGCTAATGTAGATTTTTATGTATCTGCAAGCGACTCGCCCTATCATCGATCGTCTGATGATAGCTTTGAAACTTCAATAAACTTTAAAACACCAAACGGTCTCAAGAAAAAACTAAACGCGCTAAAAAAACATCCATTTGTTATATGCATGAAAAAAAACGTACGGGGGGGATTTTAAAATGAAAACAAAAATCATAACGCTGAAACTAAAACTGAAACATTACCTTAGTCCATGTCATGGCTGGGTCAAGGTTGAAAACGCTCTGATGATAACACTTGGAATTATACCAAGTATATCTAGCTACTCATTTAGATCTGATACTCATTGGATGCTTGAAGAAGACTTCGATGCTGGAATTTTAATCAATGCACTTAAGGCCGAAGGAATTGAGTGCGAATTTGAAGGAATCGAAAAACCAAACAGAGCTTTTCTAAACAATTATAAACGAGTAGGGGGCTAAATGAAACCACACATAAAATTACTACTAGAACTAGAGTCTAGGCGAGACGATGGGTTTATTTTTGGACGTACAAATGACAATACGATCTTTATTTCAACCCTTGGCTATGGAGTACAATCACACAACGATGCTGAACTAAAACTTCTAAAACTTAAATGTGAATATAATTTTGAAAAAGGTATTCAAAAATTCGATACCATTTCAGGTCGTAGTTATACTTATTTCAATGAGCCTAAACTTAAGAGGGGTGAAAAATGAAAACACCAAACTTTACCAAAGCACCTTGGCATATTATTGAAAACACTGGTGAGCACACTGGCATGACTGAATATTTTCTGGCAAACAGTACACCTCATATTCACGGTTACTTCCAAGGCAAAATGAAGGATGCGGATTTGTCTTTGATAGTTGCAGCGCCCGAAATGTTCGAAACATTGGAAGCTTGTCTTGCTTTGTTGCAAGACCCGAATGCCGATGAATTTTCAGCTAATAATATGGAAGCGAAGCTTATTGAAATAATTAAAAAAGCGAAGGGTGTATAAAATGAAAACAAATAGAAGTTTTTTTGACAAAACAAATACAGTACAAAGACTACTTGCGCATTTCGTTTGGAAAACAGGGTACACTTTAGAGGCACTAGTTAACGCTGTAGAAATACAAAGTCCTGGCCCCGAACTTTGGGGGACTTGGAAAATATCGACAGACGAGCATCTAGGATTTTCAATTAATATATCTAAAAAAGACGTTGAGATTTTAATGATAATAATTAACGGGGAAGGGTGAATAGTATGAAAACAAATAAGTATCCGAGTCCTTTAAAATCCGGTGAAAAAGTGAGTGAGATTTTCATGAGACTTGCTAGTGATTGGAAGTCTCACACGGGCCATTGTCAAATAACGTATAAATCTAGAACGTCCAAAGGAGACGTGTTGACGTATTGTCTGCAAGACAATGGTGCGAATTGTGGCGGAATTAGACTCATGGCTTGTTCCGAGGACGGCGAGCCAAGTCATGAAGTTAACTTTTCCATAATAGTAAACTTTGAAAAGCCTAGTGATGTTTTTGAAGGCAAAGAAGACAAGCTTTGCGCGCTAGCGTGCGCATGGATTGACAAAAATAGTGGAGTGAAAACATGAAACTCATAATTCTGCTCATATTGATTAGTGCATGCACGACTAATACAACGACTAGGTTTTCTAAATTTGTCTCACCACAAACGGACTCCCGATCGGTTGCAAGTTTTGTTTGTGGAGACGATTGGAGTCCTAAGATTTTAGATGAATGGATAACCGCTTATAATACTAAGTATCTTGATATCGAATGTACTTTAAAAAAAGGGAGTGAATGACTATGCCACAATATAAACCATTGAAAAATCTTTACTTTAAATTCGTGGAAGGGACCGAGTTGGACGGAATACTCGATTGGTATCACGTTGCTGATGCCCTGAATCGGCACGAGCTTATCGTCTTAGTACCCGATAAGACCGGGCACTATTTTTCGGGATACTTCGAGACTAAAAAACTTCATGCAATTGCGCCGCATGACTTTGAAACGACTATTCTTGATATCCTAAATCAATATGCAAAGGACTACGGTTATCTTTGAGATACTAAACAAAAAGGAGACTTATGAGATTTTCAAAATGTTTCAAACTAGTGCCCGTGCTAAGCTTAGTCCTACTGTTGGGCGCTTGCAGCTCTAAAACGGTCCACAAACAGGGTTTTCAACTTCCACCGGCGTTAACGGAGACTTTAAGAGGAGGCGCTCTAAAGGGGCTTGAAGATGCAAGCGGCGCAAGTCTGGGAATGCCCACACAATACGATCTTGTGGGCCATGTCTGTACTTCAGAGCCTATCTTTGACGTATACGGTCGATTTGTGAAGACTGATGTTCGGTGTTGGTAACACTGAAGTGTCTCATTTTGAGACAACATTGAAGTGTCTCGTTTTGAGACAACATTGAAGTGTCTCGTTTTGAGACAACATTGAAGTGTCTCGTTTTGAGACAACATTTCCAAAGCTGGAGGCTGGCCGTCTTATAGTACCCTTAGATTACTATACTCAAATTTCCCATACGTAATTAAGATAAAATCGGGGCTTTTCGGCCCCGACAAAAAAACTGTAAAAACCAACCAAAAAAAGTCTACCTTTTCGCCAAAAATCAGTCAATTTTTACCGCCAAATTTTTGCCCAAAAACCGCCGAGTTTTGGAGAAAACCGCGCCGAGTTTCGCCAAGTCGCGGCATGCCTATTTTACTGGCGAAGGGCTGTTTTTAGCTGCTTTTGAGGCGGTGAACATGCGAACAGGCGGAACAGATACATGCGTACGTACTTAACTACTTGAAATTACAGTGGTTTATATGATTGCGGACGGTATAACAGATAAAAACGCCCACCACCTTTAGCTATTGGGCTATTGGGCTATTGGGCTATTGGGCCCATCCTGGGTCCACACACATACATACATACATATATATATATATATACTTTTTATTTAAAGAAAAGTATATGTACACCTGTCCACCAAGCATAATTCCTCAATGATTTCAATAGGTGACAGATGTTCACATACCTCCAAAACATCCTGGACACTTTCCCCTTTTACCCGTCCACCAAGCCAAAAAACCCCCAATTTTCACACCACACCGCGACAACCCCCACAAATTCCCAACGCACCCCACCATCAATATTCTAAGTTCCCCACCTGATTTATTTCAGAAAAGTGTTCGGGTATCGCATCCCCAGCATCGTCAGAGAAATCACCCGTCCCCATTTCCCAGTGAACCCCATTGCTACGCGTCACGCCAAAAAGTCCCCTTTTTCTAGCTATTTTTGGCCCGAACATTCCATACCTTTTGCTGTACTCTGGCACAATGCGGCGAAGCGATTTTCCAAAGACAATTTTATTGACGGATTTGATGCCTGATTTCTCGCAATAATCGCGGTAATTATCGTAAAGTATTTGCATTGCAGCATAATATTTATCATGTCCATTACCCAGCGCGTGGAAGCGTATACTTTCAGTGCTCCAGGCAAGGATATGGTCGGATTCCTGTCGATATTGGTGCAGCGTGTCTTCGGCAAGTTTAGCTTTAGAGAATTTTCTATTAGTGGCGAGGACTTTGTAGGCTTCGACGACTTTGTTAAGGATGCCTGCTAGTTCAGGAATCATCTTATGCTCCATAAACGGGTCATAGCCCACCGTGTGTTCATTGAACGTGTTATTAAACGGCACGATGATGAGTCGTCTATAGAACCCAGCTGACGAGTCCCAGGTACTAGGGAGTTCATTGCATAGGAGCATGAGTTTAGTTGAGAGGCGTACTTCGTATTGATCTTTGTATAATTTTTTAGCAGCGACGATGCCTCCGGTGACGATATCTTTGAGGGTGCCTGACTCCATGAAGCTTTTCTTAGGTGTTTCTTCGCCAATGTTAATAAGTTTCCCATCCATAATGGAGAGGGCGTTGCTGTCGCTAAATCTATTGGCGGAGACGGCTGAGCAATTTGCTTCACCGAACACGCGTCTCATTATGTTTACTAGTGTAGATTTCCCATTGGCGCCTTCGCCTAGGAGAATGAGCATTTTTTGTGCCCAGCAACCCTCGCCACTTATGGCGTAGCCGAAGTATTCGAGTATAAGTGTGGCGAGGGATGAGTCTTCACAGGTGACTCTAGTTAGAAAGGCTTCGAAGAGTGGGCAATTGGCCAGTGGGTCATAGTCGTAGGGCAGCACGTACCTGAAGCCCATTTTTTTATCGTGTGGTTTTAGTTTGCCTGTGTGAATATCTAGATACCCATTTAGGAAGTTAATTTTGCGTTGTATTTTAGTTGTGAAAAATTCCATGGGAACGATATTGGTTCTTAGTACGAGGCCTTTAAATTCTTTGATGAGATTATTTTTAGCGTGTGGGAAGAAGTGTTTCTGTGCGAACGCTTCGATATAAATATCGGGTAGTATTTCGTAGTGAGTATCTGCCCATTTCATACAGCTTTTCGACTCTCCAACAATTTTGTAGTGGTGTGTTCTATCGAAGTATTTTTTTAGGTCTTGATAGTTTGGTACTTGGCCAGTGGGTGTTCCGTCTTTGGCGAACGTCATGGTGTGAAAGCCTGCGTCGAATGATTCGATATCTCCTACGTATACACCTTTATCATCATATCCCACTTTGATGAGGGCTGCTTGTGGCGCAATCTCTACACTCTCTACATTTTCCACAATTTCTGTTTGCGTAGGTTTTACAAGTTGAGTTGTGGGGTTGGGGTTGGTGGGTTTTGGTTGGGGTGCTACTAGATTTATTTGTGCTGTGTTGGTGGCAGCCCTTGTGGGTTCGCTGTTATCTATATATCCCACCAATGGCGCAGTGGCACGGCTGTCCACGGAGTACGACTGTTCCAGTGGCAAAAGTTCCAGTGGCGCCAGCCCGCGAAGTGCTGCGATTTGTTTTAGAATATCCTCTCGTACCCAGGCGAGTCCTTTGCGTTGCATGAGATCATTGTAGTCAGACTCTCCAGTCACGAGGTCGCCTTGTTCCGGTATGACAATTTTAACACCTTGGTATTTCTCTTTGATACTTTTAGCAACAAGGCGACCCGCATTGGTTTTCTTTTCAAAATCGTTATCTAGTACCACGATGAATTCTTTTAGTAGTTTTTGTTTTTTAAAAAGTTCGAGTAGGTGTTTGATATTTCCAGTGCCAAAGCTACAGAGGACTTCGTGTTCGCTGTGCCCAAGTGCCTGTTGCACGCTTAGCCCTGTGGAGAAGCCTTCACAGATAACTATTATATTTTTAGATAGTGGTGGCAGCGTTTCTTTTTTAAAGGAGTAGAATACATTTTTAATTTTTGCGCCCGAGACAAAAGATTTGTGTCCATCGAGTTGGGTGTATTGCACGTTCCAGATTTTAGAGGCGGCATCGTAGAGGGGAACTACTAGCATCGGTACACCTTGATTGTCAGTGCCCCAGTGGTACAGGGAGGCGGTGTCATGGTCGAAGCCTTTGCGTGTGAGGTAGTTAAGTTTGCCACACGGTCGCTTTGCTGTGTTGTATATTTGAGTGGTGAAGTGGGAGAGTGTTTCCCATTTCGCCAATTTTTCTTTTTCTAGCTTTTTCTTTTCTGCTTTTGACATGGAGGAGAAATTTTCGTCCTTATATGTGTAAAGTGTGGTCGTATCTCTCCAGAGTTTAAAGACGAGGGAGTATTTATTTTGCGGGTCGACCTGCCCTTTGTAGGCGATTTTCTCTCCAGTAGCAGGGCATTTTGTATCATGCCACTGGTTATCTAGAACATCGGGTGTGAAGGTGTAGCCGTGAGAAATGATAAAAGAAAGCAAAGCATCCATAGAGTCCCTCGTAATGGTTGGTTGGTTGGCGTATTTAGTTTTGTAAAATTGGTACGAGAATACCCGTCCAATTTCAAGGTATGTGTAAAATACTCTCGTCGTCAATTGGGTTGGCGACGCGGTAACTTTACTACATCTAGTATCAGTTTTTTCTAACAGAATAAATATTCTCGCCAAAGGCCCAATGTTTCTAAATAGTTAACGAATTTTTGTGTGGCTAAGTTGTGGTGGCACTGTGGTTGTGGCTGTGTGTGCAGCGTGCCTACGGTACTTTTTTCATTTGCCAATGCGGCACGTCTCAAAGTACCGTACGGCTACAAAAAGAAACATACAAAGTTAACACAAATTTAAAGGGGGCAGCGGTGTACGTAGGGAATGTTTTATTTTATTTATTTATGGGTGTGGCGATGGTGCTTGGTTGCTCTTTATTTTATTACGGTTGGGCAAATCAGCGTGTTGCGAGAGCGAGGCTTGCTGCCATGAACAAGGCGACGGCGGAGACTTGGGGATTAGAGCATTTGGAGAGTAGGGTAAAAGAGTTGGGCGGAATTATTGCGGTATTCGAGGCGTTCCATAAGACGGAGATTAGTATGTTACGAAGAGAGCTTAGGGATTTAAAGGAGGGCGCCACCCGTATGAGCGACACTTTAGTTTCGTTAAACGAAACGTTGGAAGAGATAAAAAATATTGCGCATGCGGCGAGAGTGGAGGCCACGAGGACGAAAGATTTAAAGATATCTTTTGCCACACCGTTACGGGTTTACACTGGTTGTTTGGACAAGCAACTTGATAAGGTTACAGAGTAGTTAGTGGTTTTATTTTCTGTTTAGGGGGGAAGCGTGGAGACAGGGGACCAGATAGGATTATGTGATTCGTTCACATGTAGGTCGGACATTAAGACAAAGTGTTACGACAAGGACCGTGGTGTTGTTAAATTTATTCAGGCACCGCATGTGAGAAGGAAGGAGTCTTTTTGCCCAGATTGTAACGCAGCCCTTTTGTGGTTAGTGGTGGGTAGGAAGCACGGGCAGAAGAAATATTTTAGCAAGGGAAGTAGGAAGTGAGTGTTGGCGAGTTCGCAAGGGTTGTAGTAGTCCTTCTTTTTCTTTTATTTATGATGGGATTAGTTTGGTGAAGAGATTTAGATTAGAGTTCCAGAAAAATTCTACGAGCAAGGTCACGACAATTATTTTGTACGCAAGTGACAAAGATAATGCGAAGTACGAGGCCACTAAATACATGGACAGAATTATGCGCGGAAATATTATTTGGATAAAAGTAGAGGAGGTAAAGTGAATGAGACTTTAAAAATTGCAGGTGTAGCGATAGCGGTAACCGTTGTGTTGTTTGCGTCTGGTATAAGTTGGTTGAGAGAGTTTTTAAAAGAAATGGAGAAATAAATGTGAAAGACAGAAGAGATTTAAAACCAGATGCGCAAGCATTTGATAAAATCATTATCGAGACACAACCGCGCTGGAAAGATAGCGAGTCATCTGGTTCCGAGTGGCGGATAGGTGCTGTTATTAATTTCTATCGCAAGGGGAAGTTGGTAACGACCTCGTACGCAGGGAGTGTTGCATACGCTGCGTATTTATGTGGTGCCCGTCACATCGAGGCTTGCGACAATGGTGCGGGTTTTTTTGCAGGAGAGGGCGATATTTGTGACCAAGAGGGTTGCGACCAGGTCGCTACGGTTCTGGCTAAAAAGAAATTTGATTATTCTAGGGACGGGCACAAATCGGAATCTGCATCAAGCGCTTATAGAATATTTTGTGATAAGCATTCTACGCGTGGTGATTGCGGTCTTGACGACAGTGACGCTAATTACAGTAAGGGACCATTGGTTCGATTTAACCCAGAGGAGAAATAAAATGGAACATAATAAGGTTAGTGACAGCGTGAAGGAGTCTTTAGAGATTTATGTAAAGCAGGGAATTATGCCAGGAAGTTTTTTAAGCGCGGTCTTAGAAAACAATTTATGCGGAGCTTTGGGCGCTGCTGATTCTTACAATAGAGCAAGCCTGTTTGAAATTGTTCAATACATATACGTCAAGCTTCCGCATTATTCTTGGGGCTCTAGAGAAAAAGTTAATAAGTATGTGGAGAAACTTAACTCAGTGGAGAAATAGGAATATGGAAAAAAGCACAACTATAACCCTGCCAATGCAGGAGCTTGTTAACTCGAATAAATTAAATGTAGTTGTGACGTGGTCACACGCGCCAACCAAAAGTAAAGAGAGAGCGTTTCAAAAACAGCTTGATATAGCGATCAAGGCTTTGGAGTTTTACGCAAGCCAAGATAATTGGCAGCATGGCTTTCCAGTCGTGAGTGCCTACCTCTACGGTATTATTGATAAGAGTGATTTAGGGAGTGGCGATTTCAAGCTTGACGAGCGTACAGACGATAAAAACGTTGGAGGCTTGGCCGCAAGGGTGGCGCTCGCAAAGATTAAAGAGATGGAGAAATAGAAAATGTTAGATCAAGACGAGGTAACTAAAATTATGGATATAGATAGAGAGAGAATTAAGCGTCAAGACGAAGTGAATCGGCTGAAGGTACTAGCGATACTTTGCTTTATCGGAGCTGCTATTTGTTTGGTAGTCGGGTTGACGTGAAAAAAACAAAAGTAGTAACAGAAATTTCTGAGCCGAAGTTTGTAAGTGTTTTCGGAGACTTGATTGCATCGATTGAAAAGCATGATTTGTCTCCCCTGGAAAGACTTTATTTTTTCGCAAGTCTTTACGAAGAAATGAACCTGCTAGCGGACGAAGCTATTGGCAAGAAAATTGATGGTTTAGAGCCGCACGAGACAGAGCAATGAAGGATACAAATAAACCGTATATATTAGTTTTTAAGAAAATGAAACAGAAGTTTCCGCTGTGTCGATATGTTTCCAGAACAAAAGACAATGGAGTGACCAAATGTCGTAGGACGGTAACTTTTGATTTTGAAAGAGCAGTAAAATTTAAAGACAGAGAAGAAGCACTTTTTTACATATCAAATCTTTACGAGAAATATCCAGACGATGTAAAAAGACTTTACCCAATGAAAATTAAATGTCTTTTAAAAAAATGGAAAAGAAAACCGCTTAGGCAACTTCATACGAACATAATTATATTTCCAAAAAAAGAGCAGGTAGAGCAATGAAAATCAGAATCAACA